TATAAAAACTTAATAGAGTACAAAGGTTGTACGTTTGTTTTGAGGAGGAAAGAATATGAAAGTAAGTCCTGATGGATGGCGCTACAAAGTTACACCTATAGACAGGGTAATCAATGACTGTAGACGCAGAGCAGACGATGCTTGGTGGGATGGCAATGATGATGAAGCTAGACTACATGAGCAGGAACAGAAACTATATGAGAAGGACAAGGAGGAGGGTGTCTTATGGGTTCCGAACTTTTAGGGGCAGCATTCCCTTTGGTTTTTTCACTGGCTTGGTTAGTAGCTTTTATCTGGCTTTGGATAGCACATTTAAATGGAAAGTGATGACGATGCAGAAGATAAGAATGCGCCTTTCGATGATGTTACACATTGGGTGGGTAACCTACCTCGTAAGGATACTGATCGCCCTAAGCGTGTTACTAAACGTAGTACTTGGAGGAAGATTAAATCAAACTTTTTCAGCCAGGAATTGGGAGTGGAAAAGAAACGAGAAGACTAATGTAGTGCGACTATTAGACGCATTGCTTGGTGAGGGTCACTGTAGTAGAGCATGGGCATACTGGAAAGTAAGGAGAAAATGGTAATATGAATATCCCTAAGCAGAATGCTACGCTAGAAGAAGTAATAAACTTCTATCGTAACTCAGATGTTTTTCGTAGGTTGTCCTCCTCCTCACAAAAAGACTACGACAACCACCTGAGTGCTACCTTGACTACTGAGGTAGAAGGCAAGATGCTTGGGGCTTATCGCTGTAAGAACTTGAAAGTTCGACACATCACACAAGCATACGAACAATGGCTAGACGTTGGTGTTCGCACCGCCAACTACAGACGTAGTGTCCTTTCTACTGCGTGGAAGCATGCCATGCGTCATGATGTGTTCATTCACAATCCAATAGCTTTGGTGCAGACCGTCACTGAAAAACCAAGGCGAGTACATTGGAGCCGTGAACAAGTGTCAATCTTTCTTGACACAGCTTACAGCGACTTTCGCTGGCGTAGTATTGGACTGATAGTTCATATGGCATACGATTGGGGTCAACGTGTAGGAGATATTCGGCTTCTTACATGGGATAGTTTAGACTTAAACGAATGCAGAATAGATATGACACAAAGCAAACGTAATGCAGAAATACATCTCCCTATATCGCAGGGTTTGTGTGCCATGCTACGTCAGCAGAAGGAGGAGTTTGGCTTTCAAGAGTACGTAGTACCGAGAGTAAAGCCTAGAGCAGGAGCATATACACCCTATGACAAAGAAGAAATCTCGTTACATATCAATAAGATCCTGGAAGAAGCTAATCTACCTAAAGAGCTTACGGCTATGGATCTACGTAGGACAGCGGTCACAGAAATGATGGAAGGTGGTGTCGATCTTGCAGGTATTATGCAGGTGACAGGTCATCAGAATGCAGCATCAGTCAAGCCATACATGGTTAACACATTCAGTGGCGCAAGCAAGGCACTAGCAGCTAGGGATAAACAAGATGACTAACGATAATCAAATGGCATTTAATCTGTCAATCAATGATGTGTACACTGTTGATTGGGTAAACGCAGCAAAGTATACTAAAGATTGGGATACTAAACGTACAGCTTTTCGGCCTTCTCCTTCCTATATTAAGGAGATTATTGATTACAACCCCGATACTGGTAAATTGTACTGGAAAGAAAGAAAGGGTAGTGATAGCCTTAAATTTAACAGTAGATATGCTGGGAAGGAATTGAATTTTGCCAAACATTATCGTCATGGTACGGCTATAAGAAGATACGGACAAAAAGTACAAATTTTTCAGCACCATTTAGCTTGGTGTATATTTTATGGAGAATGGCCTGATCCAAGTTTAGTTATTGATCATATAAATGGAAACTATAGAGATAATAGAATAGTAAATCTTAGACTTGTTACTACACAAGAGAACAGTAGAAACCGTAGCCTTCCCAGAGTTAATACTTCAGGACATCAAGGGGTATATCAAAATAAAAGAAATGGTAGATGGATTACTATTATTCATAAAGATAAAAAAAGAATTTCTTTAGGTACTTTTGCTAGTAAAGAAGAGGCAATAGCTGTACGTAAAGCAGCAGAAATAGAGTACGGCTATCACGAGAATCATGGAAGGGTAATGGATGAGGATGCGTGACTTTATTGAAGATCTTGGACTCAAGGAAGGTGAGCGTCACAGAGGTGACTGTCCTCAGTGCAGAGGTAAGAATACATTTACTGCTACCAATACACTAGGCGACATACAGTACAACTGTTTTAAATTAGGCTGTACAATACGTGGTATCTATGTTACGGACATGACAGCAGCAGAGATATACCAACGCATGAAAGAGCAACAGACGCAACGTGCGTATACAAACATAAAGAAAGAGAAGGATACTATGGAAATACCTGAGTATGTGGTGGTGCCAAAGGCATTACACACCAAACACCAACGCTATATAAGGCGATGGGGTATAGCGATTGGAGATACCATGTATGACGTGAAGGATGAACGTGTAGTCTTTCCTATCAAGCATGATGGTAGAATCATTGATGCTGTAGGCAGGGCAGTGGGAAAGAAGCAACACCCTAAGTGGTATCGCTATACAGGCGAGGCTGACTACTACATAATAGGAACAGGTAAGACTCTGTTGATAGTAGAGGACGTTGTGTCTGCTGTTATTGCGGCACAAGAGTTACCTTACATCACAGCTATGGCTATACTGGGTACTAGCATGAACCCTAAACACTTCGAGAAGATAGGAGAGTATGAAAAAGTTATTATTGCTCTTGATCCTGATGCCATTGGCAAGACAGTAGAGTATCGCAGAGAGATAGAGTTGTGGACAGGACGTAAGACAACTGCTATGAACTTGATAGATGATATTAAGTATCGTGAGTATGAAGATATGGAGAGACTAAAGGAGTTAGTAAATGAGATTAGCGATAATAATTGACTTGGATGGCGACATCATGTATGCACCAGAGGATTCGAGAGTGTTTGAGAATTACCCTAAGCCTAAGTTGTTTGATAACCTAAAGGATGCAGAAGAAGAATGTGCTAAATGGAACACTGGTGTTATAGTAGACTATGATGATAACGACAGAGTTGTACCAAGAATCAGGGCATTCGATGATGAAGAACGAAGAAGAGCAATGGTACGAGAGGAGATGAACAGAGATGATGGAACTAGCACTGGTAAAGACTCTACTCAGTAGAGAGTTTTATGATGAACATAAGGGTGTGCGTTGCCCTGAGCGTATCTTCAGTAAAGATGTACGCAAGATAAAACAAGCGTTGGATACAGCTATGGAGACATACGATGGTGACCTGTCTGTGTCTGACTTACAAGCTGTGTTCAACCGTATCAACGCAAGCATGACTACCGCTACAAGGACAGCTTATGAAGATCTATTTAAGCGCATTGAGATTGCTGAACCTATCAAAGATGAGATAGCAGAGGACACATTGTCTCAGTTGTTTCAACAACACGTGGGTGACCTTGTAGCTAACTTGGGCTTCGACTTTGTGAATGGCGCAGAGAATAGCCTTGAACCATTACGTAAACTATTAGAGGAATACAAAGATGACTTTACTCCAAATCTTCGTGTCGAGTGGGATGATCATAGTCTTGATACTGTCCTTGATGCAACGGCACTTGAATCGAAATGGAAATTTAACATACCCAGTCTGGCTCGTAGGGTGGAGGGTATCAGTGGTGGTCATCTTATCTTGGTTGGCGCTCGTCCTAATACTGGAAAGACTAGCTTCCATGCTTCTGTAGTAGCAGGGGCAGATGGTTTTGCCCATCAAGGTGCTAAGGTTACAGTGCTGTGCAACGAAGAGGCTTACACACGTGTTGCTTCACGATACATCAGTGCGTCAACTCTTATGACTATGAAAGAGGTGCGTGACAACAAGGCACTAGCCGCCAAGAGATATAACTCTATCAAAGATAACATACAGTTTAAGGACAGCACAGGTAAAGGCATGGACTGGGTTGAGTCAGTTATAAAATATGAACGTCCTGATATAGTAATACTGGACATGGGTGACAAGTTTGCCGATATTAGATCAGAACGATCTGACATAACTCTCAAGGCAGCAGCTATTCATGCACGTAACATAGCCAAGCAGTATGACTGTGCTGTAGTGTGGATGTCTCAGCTATCAGCAGAGGCAGAGGGCAGGGCTGACCTGAACCAAGCTATGATGGAGGGTAGTAAGACAGGTAAGGCTGCAGAGGCAGACCTCATGGTGCTAATTGGTAAGACGCAACAAGCAGAAGGAGAAGAGGAAGATCCTATTAGGTATTTAAACATTGCCAAGAACAAACTGAATGGCTTTCAAGGTAAGATAACCTGTCAGCTTGACGGTTCAAGATCGTTGTATTCAGCATGAGGTTGGTGCTAGACGTAGAGAATACTGTCACTAATCGTGATGGCAAGTTACACCTCGATCCTTTCGAGCCTAGCAACCATTTGGTTCAGGTGGGTATGCTTGATGCTGGTGATCCTAAAGCTACGCTCACTATCAAGACACTAGATCACAATGAACTAAAAGATGACACAGGTTTCAACAGACTAGACATACAGTGGACGTTGGACAATACCAAGCTGCTGATTATGCATAACGCACAACACGACTTAATGTGGCTGTGGGAGTGTGGCTTCAGGTATGACGGTGACATCTATGACACCATGCTTGCTGAGTATATACTAGATCGTGGTCAGAGAAACCCACTAAGCCTACAGGCTTGTGCAGAACGTAGAGAACTAGAGGTACAGAAAGATGATACACTCAAGAAATACTTTAAGGAAGGTAAGAACACAAACGAGATACCTTTGGCTGAACTATGTCATTATCTTGAGCATGACTTGCTTACTACTTGCGAGTTGTTCCATGCCCAAGAGCGAGACTTTTCACTTTCCGAAGCATCTTCCCTTAGTACAGTCAAAAGAGTTACCTTCAATACCTGCAAGACCCTCACAGAAATCTATATGGCAGGATTCAAAGTCGATCTTCAAGAG